TNNAATTTTAATACTACATCATCTATTGTTCTAGATATAAAATCATATCCAATATTTGAATATAAATTTATAATATCTATAATTAAATTATTATCTTTTTGAATTTCTGTATCAAAATCAGATGTTCCAATTTCTATATAATTGTAAAAAACCATTTTTTTATATTATTTTTACTTTAAATTATATCTTTATATAAAAAAGGATATAAAGAATTCTTATTAATCTCCTTAAATCAATTTAAAATATGAAAAGATATTTAAAAAGTATTTAAGATGATAATTAATCATGTTGGATATTATAATTGATAATACAACTATTATAGGAAATCCGGGTTGTGGTAAAACAAAAACCATTATTGATTATTGCATTCATAATTTTACTAAAAAGAGTGATTTTCTTATTATTACATTTTCAAATAAAGCTCAAAATGATTTTATTGAAAAAGGTAAACGAATTTCTGATTTATTTAGCAATTATAATTGTAAAACTGTTCATAAATTAGCATGCTTAATATCTAAAAATATTAGTAAAAAATCAAGTGAAAATAACTTAAATACTCTTATTTTATCAACATTAAAATTAATTAAGAATGAAGAAATTAGTCATATTTCTTTCTTTAAGAATTGTAAAATTATTTTTATTGATGAAGCTCAAGATATTAACGAAAATCAATATAATCTAATTTTAGAAATTTGTAATAAATTAAAAATTCCTCTAGTTCTTGTAGGAGACCCTAATCAATCTATTTATCAATTTCAAGGCGGTTCTGATAAATTCTTATTAAATCATTCTATCTCTAATCATCAACTTATAAATAATTATAGGTCTTCTAATGAAATTGTTGAATTTTGCAAATATCTACGACCACATAATGATTTACCATCAATGGAATGCAAAACTGATATTAAAGATGAGAAACCTTATATTTATATAAATTCTATTGATGATATTAAAACTCATATATTAAATGAAATTAAAAAAGGCGATTATCCATTAAAAGATATTGCAATTATTGGTCCTGTTAAATTATCCAAAAATAATGCATCTATTGGATTACAACAAATATGCAATTTTCTTTATGATAATGATATCAAATATGTCCAATATTTCAAAGATGCAGGTAAAAATACTACTTTTGATTTAAATGAAAAAATTGAAGCTAAGGATGACCATGTAAATATCTTAACTATTCATAGTTCAAAAGGATTAGAATTCAAAAAGATTTTATGTATCAATTATCATTTAAAAACTTTCAGTAGAAAACCAACTAAAGAAGATTATAATATCTTTAAATATTTATGGTATGTAGCTTTTACAAGAGCTATAAATAAATTAATTATCTATGTTGATGAACATAAAGAAATTTTTCCATTTATCAGAAAAGTTCCAAAAGATTTATATAATTCAAATAAAGAAATTATTATTTCAAAAATAGATTTGGAAAAAAATTCTAAAGATTTATCATTTCCAATTGTAGATACTATCAATAATAATAAATATTTCAATGAAAATAATTATTATAAATTTGAAAATGAATTTAAATTTACAACTGAAAAAGAAAAATTATTTATTTTGGATGAAGATGATGAAAATGAAATATATGAATTTAATAAATATTCAGCATTATATGGCTGTTTCTTTCATGAATTATTTAATTTCTATTGGTATAAAAATAATAAATCAATTGATGATTATATCGCAAATGGTATGCAAAAAATTAAAGATATATATGCTATTTCGTCAAAAGAGGAATATGATAAGTGTTCTTATGGTATAAGTTTATTGAAAAAACGAGGATTAATTGATAATATCAATATGATAGATTTAAAATCAATTGAAGAAAATAAAAATAAATTGAAGAAAGATGAAATATCTTTTTATAATTATATTAAATCTAAAATAAATTTGAAAGATAAGAATTATATTCAAATTATTATTACTATTGATTTATGTGAATATGATTCAGTCTTTTATTCATCTTTATATAAATCATTAATATCTGATGAAAACAAAGAAGAAATTATTTTTAATATTGTTTTATATAAATATCAGATTGATAATGAATGTAAGCGATATTTAAAATTTGATTGGATTAATCATTTATCATCTATTAAACATTATTATAATCATATAAATAATATTACAATTGATAAACCTAATTATTTATTGGATTTTGAGACAAGAAATAATCATTTAAATATTCATGGAATTATTGATGTTTTTGATAATAAAGATAAAAATATAATTGAACTTAAATTTGCTAAAAATATTGATATTAAATATATACTTCAAACAATGCTTTATAATAATAACTTTTATTTTCAAAATAAAATGGAAATTATTAATTTGATGACTGGTATTAAATATACTTATCAATTTATTAATAATCAAATTTTGAAATTTAATTATTTCCTATGTGATGTCATTGAAAATAAAATGAAAAATAATATAATAATTTTAGATATTGAAACTAATACTATAAATGAAACTAAAGATTTTACATTACCTGAAAATGTTGAAATTATTGAAAGATATTTTTATGAATATAATTTCAATACAGTATTAAGCAAAGGTTTAATAAAAAATAAACATACTTTAACAACTTCACATATAACAGGAATTACACAAGAAGAATTAAATTTAGATGGTGATAATAATTATAATACAATTAAAAATGATGTTGCTAATTTTATGAAATATATGGAAAATCCAATATTAATTGCTCATAATGGCGAAAGATTTGATTTTCCAATATTAGTATATCACAATATTATCAATTATTATGAAGTTATAAGAATAGATACATTATATAAAATTAGATTATTTATAAAAGATGAAATAAAATCAAATAAATTAATCAATTTATATAAACATATATGCAATAAAGATGAAATTCAACAACATCGAGCAAAAGCAGATGTTATCCTAATAAAAAAAATATTCCAAAAATTAAATCTATCTTTGAAAGATATCCTAAGTATGCGCAATTGATTTAAAGAGATGATAATAATTCTTTAAATCTCTTTTTATATTTATTTAAGTGTTTCCATAAAATCATTCATATTTTTTGTTCCCATACTTGAATTACAATTTTGGCAAATAGGTCTTAAATTGCTAACAATTGTATCACCTCCATTTGATTCTGCAATAATATGACCGCAATTAAAAGATAATTGTGTTATATCAGTTGATTTACAACATAAACATTTAGATTTGCCTATTTCTTCACCAATATTAGTATTCCATACCAATTTTTTAATTGTTGATGTAATATGTTTTTTCTTTGTTTTAGGTTTTTTTTCTTTTCTTTCTGGTAATTTTTTAATATTATCTTCTAATACAAGCTTAATTTCATTCATTAATTTTGTTCCATCAATCCATTCATAATCTTTTATTTTTTTTATAAAATCATTAATATCTGAAAATGGCACAAATTTATATTTATGCAAACCTTCATTAAATATATGGTTTAACATCAAATCTTTTAAATTATTATTATAAAATTGTTCATAATAATTATCATCTTTATCTCCTATTAATTCTAATATTTTTTTAAGAACTTCAACTTTATTTATTGTTAATTCTCTTAAATGAGGGAACATCATCAAATGAATATTATTAGGATTAAATAATCTATTTTCATAAAATTCAATAGCATTATTAATAGATTTGAAAATTTGATTAGACATTTATATAATAGATTTTTATATTAAAAAAAATAATAATAAATCATTTTTTAATATAAAACAATTATATAAAAAATATTCATTATTATATTTATTAACAATGAATTTATTAAAAAATAAAGATTTAATTTTTGATTCTTTAAATTTAGTTAATAAATGTATTAATGCAAAAGAAACTGATGCAGGAGAATTAGCTTTTGATACATTAAAATTACTAGGTAAAACAATTAAATCTTCTCAAGAACAAACAACCAAAACTATGTTTTATAATGACAATAATTTTTTTGAGAAAATGAAGAAATCTAAATATACAAAATTTATTAATAAACTTAAAACTTTAAATATTCCAATCGATGAATATAAATTACCTATTATTGTTAATATAGGTAATGAAAGTTCTGGCAAATCTTCTTTAATTAGAAATATCTTAAAATGTGATATTTTCCCAATTGATAAAAATTTATGCACTAAATGCCCAATTAAAATTGAACTTTTTAATTCTGATATTGAAGAATATATCATTACTTTTAAAGATAATACAATCAAATTAACAGATAAAGAAAAAACAAAACTGCATGTAGCAGCAATTATGAATAAAATTGATGATATTATTGATGATGAATTATATATCAAAATTTCTAATCAATATGTTATTAATAGTACTTTTTATGATTTACCAGGTATTATTGAATATCCTGCTGATATGAGAGACAAATCTAAAAATATTATTAATAAATATATTAATCAACCAAATACATTAATTATTTGTGTAATACCAGCAAATACTACGAGATTAACTGCAAATCAAGCATTAGGTATGGTAAATGATGCTAATAAAACAAAAGATTGTTTAATTGCTTTAACTATGGTTGATTTATTACATAATGATGATATAGAACTATTTGTAGATAGAATTTTAATGAAAAATAATGAAATTAAAAAATTAAATATTAAAAAGGTTATTGGAGTAATCAGTCATAGAAATAAAGATATTAATGAAAATGTATGGTTTGAAAATAATCTTCTAAATACTATTGATGATAATTCATTAAAAGAAGAAATAAATAAAAATATAACTCTTGAAAATTTATTAATTTCTGTTGATGATATGTTTAATGATTTTATAAATACTAATTGGAAAAATGACGCCATCAATAAAACCAATAACCAAATCATAAAATTAGAAAATGAATTAAATGAACTAGGTAAAGATATAACATTAAAAGAATTATTAGAATTTATTAAAACTAATAATTCTTTTTTTAATATATTATTACAACCTAGATTAGCATTTATACGCGATGGTAGTTCTAATTCTATTCCTGATTATAATTATGATTATAATTATAATTATTATTCAAAATACAATGAAGATATGGAACATATAACAAATATATATGAAGAATATAAAAATAATATCATTAATAAAATAATTATTAATATTAATAATTTATTTGAAATTAACAATGAATATAAATTAGCCAGATTTGAAAAATTACAAAATTATCTTATTAATGAATATACGCAAATTATCAAAAATCATTATAAACATATTGATATTTGGTTTAAATCATATTTAGAAAAATTTAAATATGAATATAGACCTGATGAATTACGTAAATTTCAGAATTATATAATGGATAATTTTAGTAGATATATAATGTGTGATATTTATCATAATGATAATCCACTTAATATTAATGATACTATATTATCTGAACTATTAATTGAAAAAGATGAATATAAATTAAAAAGAAATACATTAAATAATTCTATTAAAACTTACAAAAAACATAAATCTTTCTTTGAAAATTTATAATTGATTTAAAAAATTCTTATTAATCTCCTTAAATCCTTTTTTTAATGAATATTGATGATAATTGCGTTTATTTGTGATTGTTCATTAATAGCAATTATTTTTATTAATAAATATTTTTTATAATCATATAATTTTTTATTAAGTTCTTCTAATTCACATTTAACTAATTCGTGTGTAATTTCTTGAAATGTTTTTAATCTTGTATTCATAATATTTGTTAATTCATTATTTTTCTTTTGAATTAATTTTCTTTCTAATTCAATAATAAATATCTTTTTATCTTTATTTGCATTCATTAAATATTTATTATAATTATGCAAATATGAATAATTTGATATATATTCATCTATAACTAAATTTAAATTATTTATATCATCGCTTGTATCTAATAACATTAATAAGTTATCAATATATTTTTTATCAATATCATCTTTTTTATTTCTAATTAAATTTTCTATTTCATTAATATTTATTATAGCTTTGTTATTATATTTATTACCTAAATATAATATTAGTAATATTATAATCAATGAAATAATAAATATAAATGGTACAATCTGTAATAAATATATTTTTATTTGCAAATTATAAATATCATTTGGATTATAATTTAAACAAATTATAAATAATATAATATCTATTAATATAATAATTATCAAAAATATATATGTAATATTTGCAAGTTTATTATAATTAAAAATAATACATATTTTTGATAATTCTAAAGTTTCACATATAGAATTAATTTTTATAATTTCTGATTTTAATTCCAATATTTTATTATTTATTTGAATAGCATCTTTAAATGTTTTAACTACAATATAAATACATATAATAACACCAATAATAGATAAGCCAGACATTTAATTATTTTAAATCGGTTATAAAAATAAATAATCATTTTTTAATCTCCTTAAATTGATTGTTGAGAAAATGGAATATAAAATTTAAAATTTTTATTTTTATAATCAATAACAAATCTATTATTTTTAATGAAATTTTTGAAATTAAAATTTATCTTTTTAAAGTTATTTACAATTTTGAAATTATTTAATTCTATACCATTTGAATATTCATTATAATTATCTTTATTTGTTCCATCGAACCTATTTATATAAATTGTTGATGCAATATAATTATTATTTTTATAATTTTTGATATTTTCCGGAAAATATATGCAAATATAAGTTTCATTTATATCATCAATTATTATAGTGTCATTAATAACGATTTTAACATATTTCATTTTTATATTTAAAGAAATCTTATTAATCTCCTTAAATCATTTTTTTAATGGATATTTAAAGATTTCTTATTAATCTCCTTAAATCTTTTTGCATCATCGAGTATTTTAATTATATATTTGTTTAAAATTAAGATGTCAATAATTAATTAACTTTAATCGTTCTAAATAATATATTAATATATTATAGATAGTATTTAAAGTTATGGTAAAAAATACAATGAAAAGTAATTTATCTAAAAACTTTATTGGTGGTTTTACCGGTAATGCAGATATAGCTAAAAAAGTAAAAAGAGCAAGAGAATTATTAAATAATTTTGATAGTACTAATAATGGTGTTATATATGTAAAACCAAAAACACATAAAGGCGGTGCATTTTATAAAGCAAATCAAAAACCTTTAAATACATGTGCAATAGCAGGATATTCAGAAAACCCAATTGATATTTGTAAAGCTACACTTATTATACATGATTTTAACCACTTAAAAAATTATATTATTAGTGATCTATCAAAAGAAAATGAACAAAGTATCTATAACTTAAAAACTACAAAAACAATAGAACCTATTACAGAAGACCGCAAAATAGATGATATACTTATAGATTTTTATATAAAAAATAAAAGAATACCTGGTGAAAATGAAAAATTTTATAATTCTGATGTAATACTTGGTGATAAACTCATACAATATATTAGTAATAATATAAGTAATGCACAAAATGTAAGTAATATATTAAGATTTGATACTCATTGCAAATATAAAATATCAGATTTAGAAAAAGTAGGTAATGATACTAATACAACTTCTTATACTATAGGAGCAACTACTTCTGAATATTATCATGAAGGAGAAAATGAACGTTTACAAGATTTTTCTCATAAAGGATATAATCGGGATATTGTACAAGCATATGAAAAACATTTTATTGATAATATTCCTAATTTACCAAAATTTATTCAACAACAATATGAACATATTAAATCTATGTCTCTTACTGATAAAATTGTAATAAATGATTATACAAAAAAATCATGTTTTTATTTTTATTCAGCATTTGCTGGTAAACTGGTAAGTAAGGAAGGTTTGGAATCAATTAAAGACAAAAAAGGTCACTGGGTAGATAAATATAGTCTTGAATGGTATGGTGATGATCCTCATAACAAAACTCCAAAATTATATGGTTTTGGAGATTCATTTTTCAAGCAAATCTTTGCTGTTATTAACAAAAATATAGATAGATTTAATCCTGTAATTAAAACAAAATTAAACCACCCTGGATATCCTCATGATGGTGTAAGTAGTATCAACGAATATTGGGATTTTCTTAAAAATAATGATATTGAAAGAGTCAAACCCAATGAAGTTAGTATTTTTTGGGGTATATTAACAAATGAAGAATGGGACGAAGTAATGCGTACATTTATTGAAGATATTGATAATATAATTGCAAAAGCTCCAGATACTAAAAGTGAAATATATTGCTATAGAGCTGTTAGTGGTGATTATATTAATCTACATATGGATGATGATACATTAGCTATAGATGGTCCTAAAATATATAGAAAAGATGAAGGAACATATGTTAATGCAAGAATTGGTTCTTTTTCATTAAATTTTGATTCATCCGTAAGATATCTTGGAACAGATGATACAACAGGAAGAAAAACTGGAACAATGTATAGAGCTTTTATTAATAAAGGTGTTAAAGTATTATATATACCATCATTATCATATGCATCTGATGAATTTGAAATATTACATGCATCATATGGTATATTTGTAGATAAAAAAGAGAATTATAAGTGTTATAATAATAAAAAAAATAAATATGGTATATTATCATATGAAGATGACCAATTTAATAGTGCAAGAGTTGGATTAGCAGGATATTCTAAAAATATTAAAAGTGACACATTTGACGAAATAAAAACTAAATTAATAGGGTTATTATTAAAAAATGATAGTGATAGTGATAATGCTAAAAATTCACTTAGAAATATATATCACAACCATGCAATGCATATTATTGGTAATAAGGAAGAAATTGAAAGTACAGTTGCCAAACTACAGCCAGGAAGTATAGAATTAGTAGAGAAAACTGCTGATGGTGTTGATGATACTCTCGATAATGATTTTAAAGCTTCGAAAGAATATGTTAATAAGTTAACACCTGGAGGTGCTAGAAAAAAGGCTGCTAAAAACAGGGATGCTAAAAAAAATTAACGGATTTTTTTTAATAATTTTAATAACATTATCATTTCCAAATAATTAATTTTATCAAGATTTACTTATAGAAGTAAATCCAATATAGTTATTATATCCTAATTAATTATTTATATAATAACTATTATCATTAATTGTTCTTTAATATCATTTATTTTTATTTCTAAGATTTTTATATAATCATCTAAATCTTTATTAAGTTCTTCTAATTCGTATTTAACTATTTCTTGTGTAATTTCATGAAATGATTTTAATCTTGAATTCATAATATTTGTTAATTCATTCTTTTTCTTCTGAATTAAAATAACAATTAATTCATTTAATAGTTCATTTTTATCTTTGTTCATATACATCAAATATGAATAATTTGATATATATTCATCAATACTCAAACTAATATTATTTATATCATCATTGGTTTCTATTAATATTAATAACTTTTTTATTTATAATCTCTTTTACATTATTATTAATGTAGTAATGTCCTGAATAAAGTATTATTATTATAATAATTGCAATAATATTTACATATATAAATATAACTGGTAATATTAACCAAATAATAATTGATAAATAGGAATAATACGAAGTGAAAAATTAATATATTTTTTACTAATAATATCATTATAATTATCAAGTTTTGATTGGTGCAATTAATTTTTATAATTTCAGATTTTTGTTCAAGAATTATATTATTCAAATTAATAATTTCTTTATATTGCTTATTTAAGTCATAAATAATAAATAAAACTTCTAAAATAATTATCAATATATTCAACTAATATCAAAAAAATAATGAAAAAATATCAATTTTTATTTAAAGATTTTTTTAAATTTATCTACAGTAATTGTCGAGTTCAAATATATAAAAGATATATCATATTTATCTGATAATAGTGGTTTAGATATGCATTTAAAAAAACAACCTTTAAATAATTCATAATAATTATTTATTTCATATAAATCTTTTTGACTTTCATCTAAATCAGTCATGATATAAAATGTTTTAGAATTTTTTGATAATTGGTTTTGCAATTTTATATATACTTTTTTAGTTTCATTAGAACAAGAACCAATATCATCAAGGAAATAAAGATTTGTATGTTTAGGGTCAGAAAATATACTAGGACTACGTTGGTAAATATGTATAAACGTCCAATACATTCCTTCAATATTAGAATTATTTAATGTAATGTTATTTATTTTACAATAACGTGTAAAATAATAGTTATTTTTGTATTTACTATATTGGATTATCCATTCATCCATAGTATAACCATGCACAGTAATATTTATATCTGTTTCTTTAGTTATTATCCAATATTTTTTATCAGTATTGCTAGCTATTTTTTGTTTTGATTTTAAATAATCAGATATTATTGTACTATTATTTTTATAATATTTATATAATACCCCATTATTTGAATTTAAATACCAAGATATTATTTTACTATTATCATCATACATATATATTTCATAATTTAGTTTTTTTAACATATCATCATTTTTAAGAATTTCAAATTCATTTGTTTCAGATTTTGTTTTATTGAAAATACTAGTTACTAAATCTCTTAAACCACCACCAGTCTTTTTATTATAAGCATTTAATGTGATATATTCCTTTTTATATAATATATATTCTGTATTTGATTTTTCTTTACTGAAAATTCGTCTTCTACGATTATTTATTATTATTGTTTTCTTATATTTATACATAATGCCCTAATTATATATATTTTTTTATATAAAGATATTTAATATAAATAAGATGAAATATAATGATTGTTGATGATTATTTGAATTATCTTGATGAGTATCGTAAGAAGTATGGAGAAAATACTATTATTCTAATTCAGGTGGGTTCTTTTTTTGAATTGTATGATATTGATGCTAATTCTAGATATTTATATAAAATTGCTGATATTTGTAATATCCAAGTTTCAAGAAAGAATAAATCTATTTTAGATGTTTCACGTAATAATCCAATTATGTGTGGATTTCCTATTTATGTTATTAATAAATATATTCAATTAATCTTACAAAATAATTATACTATTATTTTAATTGAACAAGTTACCGAACCTCCTGAACCTCAAAGAAAAATTACAGAAATTTTAAGTCCTGCTACTAATATTAATATTAATTCTAAAAAAAGTAATTATATTATGGTCCTTTATTATGAAGAAATTGATAATCTTCTTATTGTTGGTATTACTGGCGTAGATTTAACAACCGGACGTTCGTTTATATATGAAAATGCAAGTTCAAAATCAGACCCGCAATATACATTAGATGAAACATATAGATTAATAACTATTTATAATCCATGTGAAATTCTTATTCTTTCTGATAATATTAAAGAAGAAACGAAAAAATCAATTCTTAATATTATTAATAATAATTCTCTTATTCATGCAAAATGGGAAGATTATGAATTAAGTTCTAATATTAAAAAAATAGATTATCAAAATAAAATCTTAGAAAAATCTTTTATTAATAAATCTATGTTATCCATTATTGAATTTCTCAATTTAGAAAAATATTCTTTGGGTCGTTTAAGTTTTTGTTGTCTTCTCCAATTCGCATATGAACATAATAATGAAATTATTAAAGAATTACAAATTCCTGAATTGATTGATAATTCTAAAAATTTAGCAATTGAATTTAATAGCGCTCTTCAATTAAATATTATCAGTAATAATAATAACGAAAAACCTTTAATTGATATTCTTAATCGTTGTAAAACTGCTTTTGGCTCTCGAATTTTTAAAGAAAGATTTCTAAATCCAACAAATAATAAACTTGAATTAATTAAAAGATATAATAATATTGAAAATTATTTAATTAATGAAAAATATAAAGAAATCAATAAATTTCTTACAAATATTAATGATTTGGAAAGAATTAAAAAAAAGATTTTTCTTAAAAAATTACAACCTTGCGAATGGGGCAGTTTTGCATCTTCCTTAGAAAATGCAATTGAAGTATTTAAATTAACTCAACCCGAATTAATTGAAAATGCCAATAAAATTATTTCAAGTTATTCTATTTTAAATTTAGATGAATGTTCTAAATATAATACCAATGATATAAAAACTAATATTTTTAATGAAGGAGTTCATAAAGACTTAGATGATTTGAATTTGAAATATAAAAATTCATATGAAAAACTAACATCTATTTCAAATAAAATTAGTAATATTAATGATTCGTTATGTAAGATTGATTTCAATGAAAGCGAAGGTTATTTTATTATGATAACTAAAAAAAGATTTGAAAATGCAGCTAAAAAAGAAAATTCATATATGAATAAATTTGAAAAGAAATTTTTAACAACAACTAATTCTTATAAATTAACATCAAATGAAATTTCAAATGCATCTAATATCATTAGAAAAACTCAAAATGATATTAATTCAATTGTTATTTTAAAATATTATGACTTCTTATCTTTTTTCACAACCACTAAAGATGATATTGATATTGTTATAAAAAATTTAATTGATATTGATATTACTTGTTGCAATGCTAAAAATGCCGTTGAATATTGTTATTATAAACCTAGTATTGATTTAACAACTGATAATTCTTTCATTAGTGCTGAAAATTTGAGACATCCTATTATAGAAAGAATTATAACAGATGTTGAATATATTGGTAATGATATTGAATTAAATCAGAATGGAATTTTATTATTTGGAATTAATGCATCTGGTAAAAGTTCATTTATGAAAGCAATAGGTTTATCTATAATTATGGCACAAGCCGGGATGTATGTTCCAGCAGTTAATTATAAATTTTATCCTTATAATCATATCATGACAAGAATTTGTGGAAATGATAATATTTATAAAGGTATGAGTAGTTTTGTTGTAGAAATGACAGAATTACGAAATATCATTCAAAGAGCTGATAAACATAGTTTAATTATTGGAGATGAGATTTGCTCAGGAACTGAGGCAATCTCAGGTATTTGCATAGTTAGTGCAGCAATTAATGAATTATTAAATAAAAAAGTATCATTTATTTTCACAAGTCATTTGCATGAATTGCCAACAATCTCATTAATTAAAGATAGAGAAGAATTAAAGATTTATCATATGCATATAGAAATTACAGAAGATAATAAGATTATATATGAAAGGAAATTAAAAGAAGGACAAGGTTCAAATATTTATGGAATTGAAGTTTGTAAATCATTGGATATGCCAATAAATTTTATGACAAATGCAGAAAAAATAAGAAAAGAAATATTGGGAATTAATAATAAATTAGTAGAAACAAAAACATCTAATTATAATTCATCATTATTTATGGATATTTGTCAAATTTGTAATAAAAATAAAAGTGAAGATACACATCATATTAATTATCAAACTTTTAGTAATGAAAATGGTTATTTTGAAAATTTTCATAAAAATAAAAAACATAATTTAGTTAATATTTGTAAAGAATGTCATGATAAAGAACATAATGGAACAATTCATATTGAAGGTTTCAAACAAACAAATGAAGGTATTATATTAGATGTTAAATATGATATAACTGAAGAAGAGAAATTAAAGATTTATATTAGGAAAGGTAAAAATGATTGGTTTAGCAGAAAAGCTAAAAATCATAAATTTAAAATAACAGATATTAATGATATAATAATAATAATTAATAAATATACAAAAAAGAAATGTAAAGAATTACCAGAATATCTAGAAACATTATTATATGACCCGTCTATATAATAAAAAAATGTGATTATTTTTATATAGTTATAAATTATGTTTATAACAACTTATCGTATGTTAGAACCGACAACCGCATCGGTTGCTGTATATTTATTATCAAGAACAACGACATTAAAAAGAAATATAATTCAAAAACGTCCATTTCATTATAAACGAAAATTATGCAAATGGATTGTTAAAAATAAACATACAATGATTGAAGTTGGATTAGAAGAAATATCAGAATTTATATTTGATTTAAGTAATATTATTCATATAATGCCAAACCCTACATTTATATATTTTACATATTTAATAATAATTATAATTTTTATATGCTTATAAATTAGATTATTATAAAATGAATTTATCAAAAAATAAAGGATATAAAGGAATACAAGATGAATTATCAAAAAGAGAAAAGACATGTAATGATATTTCAGTGTATGAATATGAACGTCCTGATAAAAATCCATATGATTATGAAGATGTTGAAAAATTTAAACAAGAAAATAGTTTTGATGAATCAAAAAATTGTAAATTATTAATTCCGAATGTTGAGTATGACAAAGACAAATATAAGAGATATTATAAAGATGTTTATACTCGTAAAAGATGTGAAAAAACAAATGGATTTTGGGTAGGAGATACAATAAACAGACATAATACATTTGATAAAGGTAATTGTTGGGTAGATGAAACCGATGCAGAATGTGGAAAATTATTAGAAAGTAATAAATTTTTACGTGAAAAAAATTATAAAAATGGTAGTATAAGTAAGAAAAATATTAAAAATGCTAAAAAAACATGTGAAGTAAATCCTAAATGTTCTTTTAAACAAATTAATGAATTTACAAGAGATTGCATGTCCAAAGAAAAATTAATGGATGTTCATAAAAATGATGAAAAATATAAACAATCATCTTCAAAATATTTTTCACCTGATTCTGAAATTGATATAAACAATTTAGAACAATCCTTATATGATTTTTATAATAGTAAAAATGCACCTGAAACTTTAGAATTGATAGGTAAGGGAAATAGATGTGTTCCTAATGGTGAAAATGATGAAACATCTTATGCTGATAATATTAGCAGCATTAGCTTAGAAATAATGCCAAAAGATGATTATGAATCATTACATAAGAATGATTATTATGAATATATTCATTATATTATAATAGAATTAGACCCTGTTGATGATAAAGATACTATTTTATTATATTTAGATGACCCTAATTCATTTGTTGATTATAAATTAGATTATGATATTTATAAATCAGAATTTCGTAAGCAAATTTTATTAGGTAAAAAATATAAAGAAGATGAAAGATATTCACGTATTTATAATTTATTTCATAAATATTTTTCTAAATATTTTAAAATTTATAAAAATAAAGATGATATTATTAAACTAAATAAAAATATTTATTTTCTTTATTTTGTCTATTTTATTATTAATTTAAATCCTAATGATAAAAATGATGAGGATGTTATATTAAAATTATTAAATAATCCAGGTTCATTTGTTACATTTAAAATAGATTATAATAATTTCTTTAAAACTGATACATATGATATGGATGAATTACATATATTATATAGACAATATTTTAATAAATATTTTAGCGAAGAAGATTTAACAGAATATTATAATTATACTCTATATCCTATTTATAAGAAATATGTTTCTATTATTTTATCAAAATTAAATCCTAATAATAGTTCGGATGTTAATGAATTATTGAAACATATGCATGATGAAAATAAATTTGATGATTTTAAAAATGATTATAATAAATGTGTTGAACAAAAAGATTTTGACTTTTTATATTATACTTATTTTCCTAAATATTTTAATTATTTTAATACTGATTTAATAAAAGAACATTATTTATATTTACAAAATATTATTAGAATATCTGACCCAAATATCAAAGAAGAATATAACGAACTTAAAAAATATATTAAAAATCAAAAATTAATTACTGATTATAAAAAATATTATAATCTTCACAATGAAGATGAAAAAGCTATGGAAAAAATTTATCAAATTTATTTTCCCGATTTCTTTATTAAGAAAAATTCCCTTAGTTCTTTCATTATAAGTTCTGAAATTAGTGATAGTTCTTCAATATCTCAACAATCATCTTTAGTTATTAATAAAATTACTAATCCTCCAACCGTTCCTCAATCTATTGTTAATAATATTTGTAAATTAATTAATGCAAATGATTTACCTAAAAAAGGTATGTTATTATGGCATTCAACTGGTAGTGGCAAAACATGCACTGCAACTGCCATTATTGATGGTTTCTGGGGTTCAGATAAAAATATAATTTATTGCAGTACCATTAATGCTCTATCTAGCAATCCTCCACATGAATTTCATAAATGCGCAATGAATTTATTTCCAAGATTTTATGGTAAAACATTAGAACAAGTTGGAAAAGAATTTAATTCTAATAATATACAATTCTTAACATTTGCTAAATTAGCCAATCGAATTATCAAAAAAACTATTGATTTAAATGATTGTATCTTAATTATTGATGAAGTTCATAATTTATTTAGACCTATACCAACACAACAAAAACAACACGCATATCTAGAAAAATTATTATTAAACTCTTCCTCCAAATTTCCTGAATTAAAAACTTTTATCTTAACTGCTACATTAGGTGATAATACTGATGAAATTATGAAACTATTAAATATCGTCAAAGATAATGATACACCTCAAATTTATTTTGATGATATTAATGACCCTGATGTATTTAAACAAAAAACACGAGGTCTTATATCATATTTTGATATGTCTAGTGATACTAGCAAATTCCCAGTTGTCATTGAAAAAGAGCCTAATTATATAAATATGTCTTCAAAACAATTTGAAAAATATATTACAGCTTATAAAGAAGTTAAAGAAAATGCTAAAAATTATGATAAATTATCTAAAGCAAATTCTTTAAATAAATATTGGGCTGCTGCTCGTCGTTATTCAAATATGCTTTATAATTATGAAAAAGGACTAACTTTACATGATTTTAGCGCAAAATTAGAAAAATTAATGAATACTATTAATAATCCTGAATATTCAGAACAAAAACAATATATTTATTCAGCATTTTATGAAAATAGAGGTTATGGCGGGCATGGTATTTTAGCTATCGCCAAAGAATTAAATAAACTAGGTTATGAAAAATTAACACCTCAAGAAGCAGTTAAGATTTTTAATAATCCTACTGAAAATAATAAAAAACCAAGATATATATTAGCAATAACAACTCAATTAGGTGTTGATAAAGATAAAGAAATTAGTCAATTACGACAATTATATAATGCACCTTTTAATAAAAATGGTGATTATGTTAAATTATTCTTAGCTTCACAAACTTATAACGAAGGTCTTGACCTTAAAGCAGTAAGACATATCCATATATTTGAACCTCTCATTACTTGGGCTAGTGATAAACAAACTATTGGACGTGCAGCCCGTTATTGTTCTCATAGTGATTTAAATAAAAAAGAATGGAATGTAACAATACATCGATATATCAGTAATTTACCACAAGTTGTTAATGACCCTGAAGCAAATATGGATAAAATTTCAGAGATTGAATCAAATATTTCTGAATTAGAAGGAATATCTAAAACAAATAAGGATAATAGTAAAGATTATAAAGCAAGAATAACAACAAATAAAAAACAATTAACTAAATTAAAGAAAAATGCTAAAAATAATAAAGATGAAATTGAAGCATTAGAAAATGAGAATGAACAATTAAATAATAATCTAAAAATTATTGATGAAGATGAAGAAAAAAATAAACTTCAAATTAAAACATTAAAATCTGAATTAAAAACTTTAAATCCAATTAAAAAAATAGGTAAGGCAACTAAAAAACAAGCATTAGACGCAACCGGAGTTATTAATATTGATGAATATATTTATAAACAATCTGTTGAAAAAATGAAAAGAATTCTTACATTATATCAATTAATGCAAGAAGTTGCAGTTGATTGTTTAGTATTAAATGATTTCCATAAAAATGGAAATAAAATTATTCAATGTCATAAATTTGATGATTAAATAAATATTATCATAATACCTATCATCGATATTACAAAACCTAATAATATTTTAAATGATATTTTCTCTTTTAGAAATAATAATGATAATATCATTGTAATCAATGGATAAAATCCGGTAATTATTGTAAATAATGATACTCTAGTTGTATGTTTTATTGCATAATGAAATAATACCTGACTGATAAATGAAACAACAAAAATATTTATTATAAATAATAATAATAAATAGAATTTTATTTTTGAAATTTCCTTAAATATATCTAAATAATTATGGAACATAAATGAATAAAATAAACTACACATAAATAATATGAATGTTGATAATATAAAATATGCCTCAAATGAAATATTATTATGAATAACTAATATTTTATATGTTATTGGTGCAATAGCATATATTACTGCCAAAGATATGGCAATAAGAAAAATATTTAATTCAATATTTAATAAATTCATATCTATTTATTAAATTATTTTTTTTAAATATTTCATTTATATAATGATTATATACGATTATATTATTATAGGTTCAGGACCTGCTGGTCTTACTTTTGCAACATTAGCTGATAAAAATGATAAGATAATGATTATTGATAAAGATAAATTTATTGGTGGTTGTCATAAAGTTAATAGACAAAAATATGAGAATGAATATTATTTTTCTGAACATGGACCAAGAATTTATTTTAATAATTATCTTAATTTCAAAACTATATTATCTATAATTGGAGTTAAGTTTTCAGATATTTTTGTTAAATTTAATTTAAGTTTTTTAGAAATTTTATATGAAACAACTATTAAAAAAAATATATTTTCAATGAATGAAATTTTTATTATGACTATTGATTTTTTTAAATTACTTGGAAATCCTAATTATGCCAATAATATATCATTGAATGAATATGTAACTATTAATAATTTTAGTGATAAAGCAGTTAATTATATAAATAGAACTTCTCGTTTAATGGATGGCGGAGACCTTGATAAAACTTCCGTAAATTCTTTTTATAATGTATTGAATGATACATTATTATATAATGGATATCAACCAAAAATGCCAATGGATGAAGGATTACTTGTAGTATGGCGTAATTATCTTAAAAACGTAGATTTTAAATTAGATACAACTGTCATTAATATAGATGATAGTAATAATATAATTAAGATTAATACAACAAATGAAAGTTTTTATACAAAAAAAGTAATATTAGCAATACCACCAATAAATTTAAATGCAATTATAGAAAAATCAACAAATAATATTAAACAAAAATTTAAGTTTAATTTAGATTTATATTCAAAAAAAACAGAATATATTGAAAATATTTCTATTACATTTCATTGGAATTTTAAATTAAACCTAAATAAAAAAATTTATGGTTTTCATAATAATACTAATTGGGGAATTGGTGCGGTTGTTTTAAGTGATTATATGAATTTTAAAGAAAAGAATTCAAAAACAGTTATTAGTTGTGTTATAACAATAACCGATGTTAAAAGTAAAAATATAGATAAAACAGCAAATGAATGTGTAAATAAACAAGATTTGATTGATGAAACATTTAGACAAATAAATGAAATTTATAATAATTTACCTGTTCCAACATTATCATTTTTAAATTGTTATTATCACGATGGTAAATGGAAATCAACAGAAAAAGCATTTATTAAAGCGACTAATTATGGTTTTATTGATAATAAAATTACAGATAATATTTATACAGTCGGAACTCATAATGGTAATGTTAAATATCATTTCACATCAATTGAAACAGCAGTTGCAAATTCAATAGCTCTTGTTAATCAATTATATAATAAAAATTATCATATAAAACGCCCTTATACCGTAAAAGATGTTATTATTGCAATTCTAGTTTTTATTATACTAATATTAATTATTAATTTATTTATTATTATTAATTAATACGATGTCCGATAAAGATGATGAAGTTATTGTATTAATTGATGATACGCCCCATCAACAATCACCAATGATTAAAAGTGATTTTGTTAATTTAAATGCAAATATTCCTTTATCTCCTATGTCTCAGGATAATAGATTGTTAACTTTATATGAATTTAATGATAAACGCAATTCTGAAGTGCAAACGGAAGCAAGTGATATTTATAATGATATTAATTATAGAAAAGATAAATTATATAAATCTATAAAAGAAAATAAAAAGAAAATTACAACTTCCTTATATATAATATCAGCTAAATATGATTTAATATATTTTAGATATAATCGTATATCATTATTAATTTTGATTATATCAACTATTACAACATTTATTGAAGCTATTCGTTTAACATTAATAAATTATCAAAATGATAATATTGATTCGGATATGAGTTTAGTAATCTCAAAAAGCACGATATCATTAATAATTAATATGATTTCTTTAATGTTAGGAACATTATTAACTATTTTAAGTTCAATTGTCAAATTTAGAAATTATCGAGAAAATATGGAAAAACTTAAGAATATTCATGATATTCTATTTAATTATAAGATTTCTTATAATAAACAAAAAGATTTAATTGATTATTTTAGTTTATCAAATACATTAACTATTGAATTATTTGATAAACTTGTTGAAAATGTTGAAAATATGAATAAGGAAATTAAAGATATTAATATTTTTGAGAATGTTAGAATTAAAGATATTATTAAATTTAATCGTGTAAAAATTAATCATGATATAGAACTTAGAAAAATGACAAATAAAAGAGAATTGGAATTTTTAAAATTAACTGTCGAATCAACTAAAAATAAATGTTTATATGAAAATCAAAAACATCATGATAATAATATTAATAATATTAATAATATTAATAAAGAAAAAAAATTTACTTGTTTTATCTAATTTGAATAAGCTAAACCACCCATACCGGATAATATACGTAATACATTATAATTAACAGTATATATGTATATAGTTCCGGAAACTGAAGATGCTACTGATAAAACGGCTGTATCAATACGAGACATATTTAAAGTTCCGGATGGTTGATGTTCTTCGGGTTTTATAGCAAATGAATAAAGATTTATACCAGTATTAAAGTTATCAGGAGTTGCTTCGTGATGTTGATAAGGTTGAACTAAGCTAAAATATGAGCCTTTGCGTTCAGAAAATCGGTCATTTCCATTTAATTGTATCTTAGCAGTTGCAACAGGATTTTTAGCTAATACATATTGATTATCTAAATAACGGTCACTGAAATTATTCCAATATGGTGTTGAAACATAATTGGCATTGGCAGTATCAGTTGTTGGTTTTATTACCCATATTAATTCTTTGCAAGGATGATTGAAATTCATGCGAATACTCTTTGATGATGCAGAACCAGCAGAAACAGTATCAGCACCAGTGAATTGTAATTGTTCAATTAAATATTCATGAGATAATTGCGCAAAACGACGACGTTCATCAGTATCTAAGAAAATATAATCAACCCATAAAGCGGCAGTATCTAATGATATAGTTGTTCCTCTGAACCCAGAATTAAGTTTTTCAGATTCTGTTGATAAAAGTGTAGATGATGTTTGATTATCATATAATGAAAATGCTTTATCTGAATAATTACGTCCTTTATCCATCATTTCAGTCATATTTTCAAATTCAATATTTATTTTTACTTCGTGATATTGTAAAGCTATTAAAGGAAGAGCTAAGCCAATATTGCGACAAAACCAGAATTCTAATGGAACATAAACAGAATAACTTTCTTGCGCATTTAAAACTACTGAACGGTTATATTTATCACCACCAACCATTAATCTATATCCATCGCGTTTTCCTTGAGGTAATGAAAGTTCATTCCATATATATAACCATTCAGAATAATGCTTATCTATACGTTGACCACCAATCTCAAGTTCAATTGTTTTTAATAATTTTAGACCAAAATAAGGAACAAGTGCAACAGCATTATTATTTTGATTGGCAGCAGTAATAGTTGCACTTGTATTTTTAACTGTTCCTACAAAATAAACACGATTAATTAAATCACCATTACGAGTTATTTGACATGTAACACGAGAACCAAAAGCAGAAGTTCCATTAAAAGTTTGTTCAATCGCTTCTAATGCAAAATTTGTATGACGGCGATATGCAACTTTGAAAAAAGTTATTTGAGGATTGCCAGTTAAATAAACATCCTGAGCACCATAAGCAACAAGTTGAAGAAGACCACCACCCATTTATGCTATATTCTTTATACT